CCATCAACGCAATGTTGAGGAAAGTGCGACGGTAGGCCATGAGCAATGCCGCCGCGTGACCATTCGATCCTGACAGGTGAGTGGTCGTATCACCCGCACTACCAATGTGCTTCGCACCCTCACCGGTAGCATTGGAGGTTGTGTCAGCCTGAGACTGACCATTGGTGTCAGCACCGGCAGTAGCATAATCCTCAGAGCCAGCCAACATCATCTGTGGGAATGAGGAGTTGATAGCCCTGTTCTGACTCGTCGTGGTTGATCCTGCCGTATTGGTCGTCGTGTTGTTGTCAGTCTCATCAATCGCTTCACTGGTGGTGGTGGCATGAATGGTGTTCAACGTCTGCAAAGGGTCGAACTGCAACATTGTGGATGCGAATAGCTGGTTGTAGTACGGCATGATTTCGCGCATCTTGCGATTCAATGCGAACCTGAACATATCCTCGGTTTCGTAACCGATTTCCCAATACATGTAGTGGTCAAGGATCATCTTGTTCAAACCGAAGAAATCTTTACCACCGGTGCCGTTGTCAACCTTGTTGAAATCCCATTTTCCGTCAACGAGAACACCTCGCAACTTCTCGTCATAAATGGGGTAGTCGTCAGAGGTCAACCCAAAATCGAAGTCAAGGTTCAGGAGTTCCTGAATGGTGATAGTGAATGTTGACATTACTTCTCTTCCTTATCAGTATCAGGAGTTTCAATACCGGGAGCACTCGGCATGTCCGTATCCAAATCCTCATTCCATTCAACCTTGACGTTCAGGTCCCATTTCTTGTTTATCTGCTCACAGGCAAGCTCCCTAGCGTCCATGGCAATCTTGCGGGCCATGGATACCTCGGAGTTATTGGCACCCACCTCAGCCTCAACGAGTCGTTCCTTCTTTTCCTGATTGGCATTGTCGATACCAAGGAACGACAAACATTCCATCCAAATCTTTTTCTTGTCCGTGAGAAGATTGGAAATCATTGCTGGATTGAGCTTGAAGTCCAACACCTTTACCATTTCGTCCATTTTGTCCGCGAGGGCACCTTGGACGAATACAACAGGTTCACCTTGGTCTACCTGACGGTAGAAGTTTTCCATGCTGTGTCGCGTGGTTTCGTCGGCGGCAATCAGGTAGGGGTGACGCAACGTTTTCACGTTGATATCAATGGTACGGTCGAATTGCGCAAGCCTTGGCACCATGATTTGAATGAGGTCAAGGTCAGGCTGACGCAAGTAGTTGGCCCAAATCGGAACACACTTGTCAGCAGCAATCGTGACCCCATCGATACCGGGTGTGAAGCCGTTAGCGTACAGGTGGTATTGCTGCGGATCGTAGTACATGTCAAGGTTGCCGGATTGTGTCCCTCGGAGTGCGAGGAACTTGTCCCAATGCGTCCCACCCTTGGGAAGGTTCGGAATGGTTTCCTTGTCATGACGGAAGAATACGGCAAGGGAGAATCGGAACAGGGTGAGTTCCAAGTACCGGACGCGAATGTCGCCTTCTTCGTCCTCGGGAAAGCCTGACCATTTGAAACGGTTACAGGCTAGCTCGGTGAGGTAACGCAGGTAGAAACGCTCGATGAGAGCCAGCTTCTGTCGTCCTGTGTTTTGGCGGAACTCCTCATACATCTGACCTACATAGTCAGTGCTTTTCACGACAGTCACAGCGTTACTCCACTCAGGGGCTCATTGTCCGCAATGTCAATATTACCGATATCGGTGGGGTCTGTCCACACTGTAACACCCTTTTCGAAGATTCCGCGTACGGTCTGCTTGAATCCCTCAGGCATTGCACTCGTGGAGATGTATGTTTCCCTCAGCTTCCAATAGGTGAACTTGGACATGACACGGAACGTTGACGGCATGTGTCCGAACCTGTTGACTGCGTATCCGTAACGCAACCACATTTCACCGATCGCTGCCATTACGGCAGGCTGCAACATCTTGTATTTCCAGAAGATTCCCCACTTGAATGCTGCAATGTTGAACGCTTCACCACCAAGCTGTCCCGACGTTGTGGGCTGAATCAGCTTGGCATCCTGCACACGAGCATTGATCGCTGCAATAGCGTTTGCATAATCACCTTGCGCCGCAAAGTTACCGTAGTCAGCGTTGGTGTCCCGCATGAACGCTGCGTTACCTCGCTGTAGCATCATGTTGGCTGTGTTCTGTGCATTGTTGATTGCACCCATACCCATTGCCTGTTGGTAGTCGATAGCTGCACTACCCATGTCCTGCACGGCACCAATGCCTCCTTGGGAGATTGCACCGATACCTGAGCCACCTCCACGCGCCAATCCTGCCGTCAAGCCTCCTGCGGCACCGGTAATGGCGTTGATGCCTCCTCGGGCCATGGCAAGGTTACCTTGGAGATTGGCACCGGCTTGCATTGCCTGATTGTTGTTGAATGACTGTTCCATGTTGGTGTTCATCTGATTGGTTGCCTGATTGTAACCAAGCTGAACACCCGTCATTGCACGCGACTGCGACCAATCAGCGCTGGAATGCTGGTAGGCGATACTGTTACGGTTCGACGCAAGATACGACAGGTAGGAGTTGTTGACGATGCTGAACATTGGAAGATCGAAAATTCCTGTCATGAAGTCCATGAACTCGGAACGGTCATTCAACATCGGCTGATTGTCGTCATGCACGTCCGCTAGGGCCAGAGCGTCCGTGTCGTAACGCTTGCCATTGTACTTGAGAGGGTACACAACGATGCGAGGACCGGGAGGTGCGAGGTGCATGGCAATGCGCGTATAGAGACCGTCCGTGGCGATACATTCCGGCTTCAACACGAGAGGTGCACCCTGATAGGTGGTCATCTCGATAGCGGAATACGGGTAGGTGTGGAACTTACGCAAGCCTGCGTAACGGGTGGGTAGTTGAAGATAGTTTTCTCGAATGTCAGCATTGGACACTGTTGATCCGGGGACTTCTCCACCCATCAATTCCAAGGCTTGCACGGCACCTATGACACCTGACGGAATGTTGTGGAGGGTTGTGTCAAGTGCAGCTTCCAGAGTGTTCCATACAGGAGGGACGAGCATGATGCTAACAATGCCTTGTGCAATCCAAGGGAACTCGGATACTCGGGCCATGTAGTTTGTGAACGTGACACGGCTCTGGAACAGGGTGAGTGACATACCGTTGGGGAGACCTTCAAACTGTGACCCGCTTGCCATTTGCATGTTGGGTGCCGTGACCTCGCCGGGGTCTGTGTAAAGGTCAGTTGTGGAAGCAACAAGCACATTGTAGCTGGACGTGTCGGCAATGGTGTATTCCAAAGCGTTGACCGTCACATACTCATTGCCGCAATCCAAACCCTCAGGCACAGTCAAGAATGTACGTCCATGGTCATCAAAAGCATTCTCGTTGGCAATACCGATATGTCCGCGTTCGATGTAGCAGTTGCCGAATGTGAGGTATCGGGAGAAGGTTTGCCACACGTCCAGTTGCACCATAATTTCTGTGGTGTTGGGTGCAAGGAAACGTACGTCTTTGATGAAGTAGTAGAACACTCGGGGTTCGTCGCCACCGGGTACAGGTTCACCGGGGTTGTAAACCCTCAGGTAGTTGTGTTTGTAACACAGGTTGAATGGGAGGTTGACACGGATCGGCTCATTCACCTTTGCGTAGGTGGAGATGGGGAATACCGGTCCAGCTACGGTGCTGAGGTACGTGTCAAGGTCAGCCTGATTGGCGTAATGCACAAGGTCTCGGTAGTCGCTATTCCACGGAACGTTGTGGAATGAAATGCGCGTATTGGGAGTCCACACAGCATAGTTGAACTCCAAGCCTGCGTCCGTGCTACCGGCTGTGCCGAATGGTGGTTCAACGAATGCGCCTCTGCCGGTAAACGACGGCTGATCATATTTCATGGAATCCCTCTCTAAGTACGTAACATTCAGCATATACGTAAAAGTGGGTCGGAGTGTTAACTCCGACCCACCTCTTTATCCCCTACCCGGCTGTGGAGGTGGGGACATTCTTGTCACCAATGCGGCGCGCCGATCAGGGGACGGTGACGGTGACTACGTAGTCCTTGGCTGCACCCACACCGGAGTCCACGGAGAGCGTCACCTTGTAGCCCGGTGCTTCCTTGGAGATGGTGGTGGTCACGTCAGGGCCGCCCACGGTGAGTGCTTCCACCTTGGCCTTGGTGACGACAGAGGCTGCCGGGAGGGTCAGTGCGTAGGTCAGGTCGGCAACATCGAATCCGTCGATGGTGACACCGTTGATGATGATACCGGCAAGGGCACCACCACCTACGGGCCAGTTCTCGTGAATGTCGCCGGAGACCGTCAGCGTGGCCGTGGAGGTCTTGCCG